ATACATATCCAGTTGCTGGTGGTGGTGGTGTAGGTGGAAGACCTCTTGCTAGTACAATTAATATTGCTACTGAGGGTGTACAGATTTATTTTAGTGCTGGTTTATTTGCTACATTAACAGCACCTGTTGGTTTATTCTTTGTATCAGTTTACGAAAAGAAAGCAGGATTTGCTGTAAATCTTTTACAATGCGAAGGTCAATCACTCCCAGAAGATCATATCAATAAATTCAAAGATGTTGCTGCAAATGGTAACTTCTTTAAACAATATTTTAAAGCTATTGTAAGAAGACAATTAGCAGCTAATTCTAAAGCTACTGGTAAGGTTATTATTGTTTATCAAGCTGGAACAAATACAAATGCTAGTCAAGGTGGTTATTCAGCATCAACTAGTGTAAAAGCAGCAACACAAAGAGTTGTTGATTCTTTTAAAGAATCTATAAAACTTCTTAATACTGAATGGAAAGAAGCTGGATTCAACACAAGTAATTTAGCTCATATTGTTATGGGTGGTCCAGTAACATCAAATTCATTTAGTGATGAATTAGCTGATTTAGTAACTTCTCCTACTTGTGATTTATCTACTACTTGTAGTGTTGATCATGTTAAATCACTTCCAAGAACAGAATATACAGCTAATTCATACTGGGATGGAGCAGGAGGTACTGGTACTGGATCTAGTACTGCTGCTTCACATTTAAATGAAGATGGCTATGTTGAATGGGCTAAAGCAATTATTGAAAATCTTAATCACTATATTACTAGAACCGCAAAAGTAAAGAGAAGATAATATGTTACAATCATTAATGAGTAGAATGCCAATGAATGCGTTAGGTATGGGTATGCCAACTGGCTATGGTCCAGGTATGATAGAATCCCAAATGGGATCTGGTATGGGTATGGGAATGGAAATGCCAGGAGAAGAATTACCAGTACCAAAGAAAAAGAAAAAAGCTCCAGCTAAAAAGAAAGCTGGAAAGAAGATAAAGAAAAAATGAAAATCAGAACTAATACAAAAGCTGATCTACAGTATGTAAAAAATCGTACTGGTCCTAAACCAGATTCTAAAAAACCAATTCAAACTAAGAAACCTAAGACTCGTTCTAAGTAACGAACAATCTAAAGGAGAGATATTTAAATGCCAGACATCAATAATACTGAACAATCTCAACCTGTTGAGACTCAGTTAGCCACTCCAGTTCAGACAGAAGATCCTCAAATCACTCATGAGCGTGCCGCTTTTATGCGTTATGTTCAAGATCAAGGACAAAAAATTCCTAATAACTTCAAGTCTGCTGATGATTGGTTTAATAGCTTGGTAGAAGCCCGTAAAGGATATACTCAAGCCAGACAGGAGATCGCTTCGCTTAAGAAGCAATACAATCAAAACGGAGTGAATAATCCTGGATATCAGGACTCACCTCCAGTTGCTCAGGCTCAGCCCGAACCAGTTGAGGATCTATCAGGTATTCCTGAGGACCTTAAGATTACAACACCACCCCCTCCACAACCTGGGGTTACTGGTCGAGTTAGCACAGAAGATTGGCTTCGTTGGGGTAAAGAAATTGACTCAACGGGTGCCGTAAGTGCTGCTACTCGTAAAGAAATCCAGGATAAGATGGGTGCGGATGAAGTAATTATTGAGCAAATGATTAAAGGCCGCAAGGCTTTAGCTAAGCAATCTTGGGACGATGCTGCTTCGGTTGTCGGAGGTAATGACAACCTTAAGCGTATGTTTAAATGGGCCCAAGAAAATCTAACAGCTGAAGAGGTTGCAGCCACTAATCGTGCCCTACAGACTAATGCCTATAAGAATGTCCTCCTGGGACTTAAGGCTAGGTTTGAGCAACAAAACCCACCAAAGGCTAGTGTACAGGAACCAAAGCCTATGGACAATCGGGTTAATCCTTCTCAGGTTCCACAATCCGTACAGGTGTTTAAGAGCTTTGCTGAACAACAAGCTGCTTTAAGAGATCCAAGGTATCGCGTTGATGCCAACTACAGACAAGCAGTTGAAGCAATGGTTGTTAATTCATCTAAGTATGGTTTTAGAAATCGTTAACTCCGTATAATCTTGTAAGAAATTCTATTATGTTTTTCTTACGGACACGGACTAATTAATAATTTCTCCTTCGTTTAAAGTTTAAAATTAATAGAGAGTTTCTATATAAGGAGAAACAATTATGGCTTTTGGTGCAGCAGTAGATCCAATTTTCCCCGTAGGTTCAAATGTTAGTAAATGGCCAGATGGTGGTTCAGCCGCCTCAACAACCTCAATTCCGAGTGTCGCTGGTGTTACCAACGGTGTTAGTAATGATCCAAATTACTGGCTTCCTATTTGGTCTGGCGAAGTAATTAATGCTTATGATCAGTATAATTTATTTGAACCCCTAGTTACAACTGAAACTATTGAATCAGGTACAACTAAACGTTTCCCAGTTACTGGTACTGTATCAAGTATTGGTAAATGGAACGCTGGTGTTGAGCTTCTTGGGGATAGCGGTATTTCTACTCCAGGTTGGTTTGATATTTCTCTCGATGAACGCCCAATGGCAGCATTCTTTGAATTAGATGATATTCATTTAATGCTCACTCAGTGGGACTATCGTTCAGAACTAGCTCGTCAAGCTGGTTTACAACTAAGCTACATTCGTGATAAGCAACTTGCTTGTATGATTGCACAGGGTGCTTTCACCGCAGCTCGTGCTCCACTCACAGCTGAAGATCAAACAAATGGTGCAAATAACGCTGGTATGAACCATGCATCTGTAAATGCTCTTCCACCAGATGCTAAGTTTAATTTACTTGGTTTCCGTGGTGCTAACGCAGCTGAACGAACAGATGCTGCTTTACTTCTTCTAGATTATCTAGAGCGTTATATGGTTCGTCTTTCTGAAATTGATGCAACTCTTGGTGATGTTTATTGTGCTGTAAGCCCACAAGCTTTCCACGATATTCGTGCCCTTGGTATTGCTCGTCAGTCTGGCGATCTCTTTGGTGGTTCTGGTCGTCCATTCTTTGGTGGTGTAGCTGAAGCTGGTGGTCTTGGTAGTCCACTTACTCAAAACATGTTTGGTATTTCTGAAGTTCTTGAGTACATGGGTGTTAAGATTGTTAAGAGTAATCATCTTGCTCAACTTGATCATGCTAAGGTTGAAAATGGTCTTACTTATAATGCTCCTGTAGGTCAAGGCTCAACCGATGCTAAGTATGTAGCTAGTGATGAGGTTACTGTTATTGGTAATCTTGGTGATTCCAAGTATAACTTTGGTTGGTTTGATGGTACCTTTGGAGCTACTTTAGCCGATACTATAGTTAATGATACTGGTGTAGTCCAAGGTAGCCAAACCATGAAACCAGTTAAAGCACTTATCTGGCAAAAGTCAGCCGTATGCTCACTACGTCTACAAGGTATGAAGGTTGAGTCTGTTAAGGATGTACGCCGTGGTACTTACTTCACTGTAAATTCCATTATGGCTGGTGCTGGTATCCTTCGCCCAGAACTCTGTGGCGCAATTCAAGGCACTTATTCAACTTAATCTTAGCGTTAGCTAATTACATTTTGGTATTTGTACCTAGGGGGTCGAAAGATCTCCTAGGTATTTTTTTCTCAGGAGGTTTAATGAAACCATTTAATCCAATTTCGCATTCTAAAGGTCTTGGTGATACTGTAGCTAAGGTAGCAAGTAAGTTAGGTTTCAAAAAAACCGAAAGTTGTGGGTGTCAGAAACGCCAAGAATTTCTTAACAAGTTAGTTCCCTATGGGAAGAAAGGAACTAAGTAATGGGACTATACAGCTATCTAGACGCAGTTAATCACATGCTGTTGTCCTCTGGTGAGCATTTGGTATCTAATCTTAATAATGATGCTGGTGTCGATACAAGCGTAGCCGATTTCATTCTTAAACAGACAATCAAAGCGTATGTAATGAGAGGTATTGCTAATAACCGATATGTTACTACAATTCAACTAGGAACAATTACTGTAGATGGTGTCACAACGAATAGTGGTATTCCGTTGCCATCTAATGCTTGTTATGCTCAGGTCGTGGAACCTTTATTCGATTCTACGACGGGGGAGGTGATCCAGACTACAATTAAAGTCGCGGATAACGGAGGACCTGTGCTATTCAATATTACCAAGCAAACAGTAGTGTTTGAAAAAGAATTGAAAGTAGAAGTCGTTGTTACTCTAGGTGATGAAGCAAGTAAGTATGGCTGGGATGATATTGATTCTGCTTTGCAAAGAGGAATCATGGAAACCGCAGCCAGAGAATATCAAATGATTACCCAAGGTGATCTTGACCTAGATAAACGAATGGCAGTTAAGGAACAATACCATCTTGCTAGAGGTCGTGCAGGAGAT